CGAGTCACAGCTTTAACTAGCTGACGGTTCAGGTATTGAACCGCTAAACTCGCGCCATCAATTTTTGGTTCAACCACAAAAGCGGCCCCCTCAGGAAATTTGTCAACAAAAGCTTCTACATTATCAAAAGTATACTGATTTTCTAAAGATAACATTGGCCTAGAATGACGAACTCTACCCTTATCGTCCACAATGTCAGATCCCACCTTAGTTAAAACCGTGGCAAGTCCAGTAAATTGTGGAAGTTTAGACACCATACTTTTTAGGTCTTTTTCTAGCAAATCGTAATGCTCATCAGTCATGATGGGCTGGGCCTTAGCGTAGTAGGCTTTACTAGCTTCCATTAATTTTTTATTAGTTTCTATGATTAGGTTTTTACCTGCTTCTTCGAAATCCATATAACTCCCGTAAAAACAAACTTTCAAGTATACTGATGGAGGTAGTTCATGCCGTTCTTATCTACTCCAAAGGCTTTGGGGGTCTCAGGAGTTTATGCCATTCTAAACACTAATACTGGAAAAAGCTACATTGGAAGTTCTGTGGATCTCAGAAAGCGACTGCTGAAGCATTTTGATTTCCTAGAAAAAGGAGGCCATCACTCTTTAAAACTCCAAAATTCGTGGAATAAACATGGAGCAAACGCATTCGATTGTAAAATTTTAGAACTTGTAGGCAAAGAAGACCTCCTTACAAGAGAACAGTTTTTCTTAGATTTCTTTAAGTCTAGTGAAGAAGGGGGTTATAACATATCAAGGATAGCCGGATCTCCAATGAGTGGGAAAAAGCACAGTGCAGATACAAAACAAAAAATGAGTGAGCGAGGAAAACTGAGGAGGCATACTGAGGAAGAGAAGAAGAAAATAGGGGAAGCAAATTCAAAAAGAGTGTGGAAAAAAGAAAGCATTGAAAAAATGAGCAACTCTTTGAAAGAATTAGCAAAAACCAGGATTGATTCCGATACACTTAGGCTTGCAAAAAGTGAGGGATCTAAGCAAGGGTGGGCGGCAATTAAGTCCGATCCAGAAAAATATGCTAAACGATTAGAACAACTGAAGGTGAGTTTTAGGCATATTTGGACAGAAGAAGAGAGGGCGGAAATGAGTAGGAAAAGGAAGGGTGTAGCCCTGTCAGAAGAACATAGAAAAAAGATATCAGAAGGGTCAAAGGGCAAGCCGAAGTCAGAAGAACATAGAAAAAAGATATCAGAAGCTCATAAACTAAGATGTGCTAAAATTAAAAAAGCCGCTGAGTAGCGGCTTTTACGCGAAGGTGTCAATGTTTTGCCCTATCGCCTCGTTCACTATAGGTACAGGCTCTCGGCTTTCAGAGTCCATTTTTCTATGAGGTAAAGTAGAATAAGAACCCAGTCCTGAAATCCCCATAATTCGGGAAACTCTAAGACTATGCTTTGCCACTAGAACATTAGGTTTGATGTCGATCCAAGGAGGAATCAAAATGCCCTCCAACCAATCATGAAAAAGTCTTTGATAACATGAGAGGTGGCTCCAAGAGCTATGTCAATCGTTACAATCCAAAAAACGACTTTAACAGCGAACCAAGCTTTTTTACCCATGACATTAAAAAATTCGTGCATGACTGCTCCTTATTTTTGACTTTCAAAATTTCATGTCTAACTGCGTTTATTTGTGTGTTCTTATACCATTGATTCAGCCATTCATAATCTGGCTTCTCTCGGAGAGTGGAGGTTTCAAACAACCTATCTCCCTTTGCCATCAGTTCGTCAATGAGGTTGCTGACTTCTCCATTAGTGAGCTTACCATTACGGATGTCAAGCAGGAGTTCCTTTTCAGGACGAGGGTAAGTTACCGTCCCATACTCAAGGATTTCGTTCATTTCGCTTATAATGCGTACCGCATGATATAGGGCCTTCAAGTCCTTACCATCGTTCTCCTTGGCTTTCACGGCGCGAGTCCCGTAGGTTTTGCGAAGTTTGACCAGGGCATCCAACCACAGCTTAACAGTGGTGGTCTCCCCAAAGGATTTACCACAGATTTCCATCAAACGGGTCTCCACCTCACCCTTGACATCTGTCCAGAATCTAACCGTTGGGCGACCAGTAAAAGCCACCGTAAGTTGATCCCAGCAAAGTCGAGGGAGGAAGTTGGGGGGATAGCCACTAAGGAAGAAGATCACTTCATCTAAAAGCTGGAGCTTCTCACCTTTGAGAGAGTATTTCACAGCCTGAGAACGAGCATAACCAGCAAAAGGCTTGAGCTTCTTAGAAATGACCTTATCTTTATTGAGTAACAGACGTTCCCATTCAGGAGTAGACTCCAGCCACATATTCTGGGGAGCAAATAACATAGAATAAGCCACAGTCTGACCAGAAGCCATCAGGTCAGCAAAAGCCTTGATGTAATACATTTCATGCTCTTCGTTTTTTTCCTCATCCTTCCACTGGATATTAGTGGGGGCAAGACTGACAAGCTCATCCAAAGACTGAGTGAACACACCCTTGAAATCCTTATCGGAGGTAGGCTGAGCCACACCATAAAGGTGAGAGCCGTATAGACATTTAAACAGGGTCTTCATTTAACTTCCTTTGTGCGTTGTTAGAGTTCCTTGTCTGGCTCTTGGGCAAAAACTATTCGCGGCTGTAGTGAATGAGTCTGCCGTGTTCCTCGGCAAACCCAGGACGATCCGGCTCCGGGGAGGAACAGCATTGACCTGGCTCTGCGCCACAAGTTGGGCACTTGCGTTCATGGGCATCGGAAGACCAATCAAAGGGGATGAGGTCAGAGTCCATCGTGGCTCCTGGGCAGGATCAACGCTTAACGCGAAGGTGACTAAGGAACTTGATAGGGTGTTTCAACCCACAGCGCCAGCAGGGAATGGCAAAGGTACAGCCGTGGTCACAACGCCAAAAGGTGCCACGGTCAATCATGATCGGGTGGGATTCGTAGGCATTCATGGGACTCCTGGACATTACTTGCGGTTGAGGGTTTCTCTGGCATCAGCTTTGACCTGATGGATGCTGCGACCTCGACCCGTTATGTCGCCATGCTCGGCGTAGTCCAGAAGGGACCGTAGGTCGTTCTCTAGATCCGCGACACGGGCTTTGAGTGTTTCATGGCAAGAGTCATCAACCTGTGAAGGCTTGTCGTGGTCGGTTCCGGCACATTCTGAGCATTTCATCTCGTTCCTTCCTCCAGCGGCTGCTGGACAGAATCGTCTGTCACTTCTATTATACTTAACTAGAAGGCGTTTACTCCTGAATATTATCGGACCCTTATACCACCCAGGCTAGAGTTTGTTTATCTTCAAGGCGAATTTCATAGCCAAAGAACTCAGAATCAGCAGTTACAATACCACTATCCTTTAGTCTCTCCAGCGTATCCCAATAGGCTTCTGACATATCAAATACATCTTCTGGTCTCATCAGAACAGATACAGATTCCACAAATTTACCATCAAAGGCAAAGGTATCTCGTAGTAGGAATGAACTTAAATGTTTAGGTTTCTCGGTTTCATACCACAACTCAACCTTAATTCGACCATGCATAGTTGCTGCTTGTTGAAATTTTTCAGCGATATCAAGGTTAATTACAATCCCTGGAACAGTAAGTGTTGCAGTAGCCATTGGTTACTCCCCACCAAGTAGAGCCTCAATAGCTGAGGCTAATTCTCTTCCTGTAATGGTAGAGCCTTCTTCTATGATTTCTTGGGGTTGTAGGCCAAGCTTAGATCCAATCAATTTAGCGGCGGCATCAGGTGAACCAGCAATCTCAATCAAGTAGCCCTCAGTATCAGAGGCATTCCAGAGAAAGAAAGAGGTGGATTCGCTATCTGCCCCCTCTGCTTGGAGTCCGTGAAGTAGTTTATAAAGCTCGGATACAGACCAGTCTTCAATGTTGGATTCAGCCCAAATATCCATTACTGAACCTTCAACACTACTCATTTTTTCTTCGGGGAGTTCTGGTTCTTCATGGATTAATCCACCATGTTCAACGTTTGTCCCGGCTTCACTTCTCTCGGCTTTGGTATCTGGACCGTGCTTTTCAGATGAAAGTGCTTCTGGATTCTCTAGTTTTAGGAAACGATCAAGGAAGGTATTTGAACTGGAAATAGCTAACTTGGTAAAGGATGACAAGGTTACTACTGATTCTGTTTGTGCATCTCCAAAATTACCGGATCTGATCTCTCCATTACTGACGTATACGAAAGCTTCATGTTTAAGGGAATAGCCTGAACCAGTTAGAAAATACAGAGAATCAGAGTTAACCGGAATAGCGACTACTCCGTAAGTAATATTATTAGCTTCTGCTGAGGCTTCCATGCTGGGGACAATGGGAGAATTGCCATCTACCATTCCGTAGAGATATAGGGCTCCTTTATCAAGATCCTCTCCCCACAATTGAATTAGGAGGTCAATCGCTGGCCTCAAATCCTCAATTTGCTCGGAGGATACGTTGATGTAATACATGGTAGCAACTCCCTTATTATAGGAACCGTTATTGCATTCCTCACTTGATAATACTAAATTGCTTCCTCGATTGATTCCTTCTGTTTTTCATATTCTCCCTTAATACCATTTACATGATTGTCAAGGGAAATAGCCTTATTTAACAAGGGATAAAAATGTTCTGGGATTTTCATATCCATGCCATTTTTGGATTTTGTGGTAAAGGCGCACATGGAAATGGAGAATTTATTTTTGTATTTTAACAAAATATCTTCAAATCTGGTGTTGTGGAATCCGATTAGAACAATATTGGACCCACTTGGTAGGTCTTTAAAAATCTCGTGAAGGTAGGTAGCTGGCTTATAGAACTTGCTTCCAATGTTTAGTCTTGAATCAATTGGAGTCATTCTAATTACGGTGGTACCAGTCTTCTCAACTGCGGCGGTATACTTTTCTGCTTGGGAGTCTTTAGTAGAGCCAAATAGAACCCAGCTTCCGCTACTAGGTGCAAATATTTCGTTTGCTAGGTAGGTTATCACATTCACTACGTACAGTTGAGCAGAGAATAACTCACCCGCTCTGAAGAGATGGGATGCCTCTATGATAAAAAAAGTTGAAGTCATGATAGTCTCCTATCAAGATTCTTAAAGTCCATTTACCTTCATATAAGCAACAATCTTTTCAAGCTCTTCCAGAGTGCCGTTACACTTAATTCTGTTAGCTCTCCAGGATATAACTCGGATATTCCCTGGAACATAACCTATGTCGGGCAGAAGCCTGTCTAGACTGGGTGAGTTGTCGTGGAAGTACCTATCACCAACTTCAAGTTTAATCCCAAGAACAGGGCAGATTTCTGGAATTATGATATCTTCTTTCACTAGACTATACGGCACTTTAAGTTTGTTGGCCCTACTACGGGCACTATTCAACATAATTGAACGGCTATCAGAATGATATTTGTTTCTTCTATGTTCGTTGTTACATTTGGGGCAAAGGTATCCTCTTGGGGGGCACACTCTTTTAACACAAGTGGTACCACATTTTGGACACACTTTGCCTGGTAACCTAGTTTGCCTTTTACAGCCACAGCTTACATTTGAGCCGCTGATCAAAGCTCCTTGCCCAATAAGTTTCTCTTTCCCGCATAACTCACAACTGCACCACCACCTAGCTGGGCCACTAGGGTAAGGTTCTCCTTGGCATAAAACTGTTAAATACCCGAATTTTTGATTTTTAATATCCAAAACAAATACCTCCATACAAGAGGCATTTGGTAGTCAGTTATTTGTTTACTATTAAACCCATGCTACTGCTTCTACTTTATCCTGAATATCCTGGAATAGCAATGGCACCAAGTTGTATAAAAGACGCAAAACTTCTCTTGCCACTACCTGCATATCTGGGTGAGCAGAGCTTGGGGTCCTCAGGGAAGCAAAGTTTCTGAGTGATCTAAGATTCATGGTGGTGACGATCTCAGTTTTCAGGTCATTGGTCAGAATCCCTCTAGCCTCTTGGGGCTTCCATCCTCTAGCTAGGGCTTCATTGTATTTAGCGATGCTCTCCACCTGAGCATAATACCAAAAATTTTTATCTTTGTCATCACGGGTAGCTAGGTGGAAGGGAAGGATGACCTTAGGAGCCTTTTTCCCATAATTTACATATCTAGTAGACTCTTGAGTGTAGCTTGCAATTCTATGTCTAACCAATTCATGAGTTACACCTCTAGAAGTGACAATCCTAAATGATAGGGAGATATGCTCCAATGTGCTTTCATGCTTTAGACTGAGAATGTGCTTCAGGATCTTTAAGTGGGAGTCTGGGCCAATTTTATCCTCGCTCTTGTAGGCAGTTCGGATTGCAGCCTCCAAATGACGCATAATCATCTCTCCATCAGGGGCCATCCCAATTAGCTCTACAGATGGGGTTATAACTTCCAAAGTATCCCAATTGTAGAATAGCTGGGATTTATCTTCTGCTAGTTTACTCTCTAGGAACTCCAGAGGATTCTTATATTCACAGGGCTCGGCCATTATTTTAACCTCATCAAAATATCTATATCTAAAACATCTACACCGTTGAAAAGCATATCATTGGCCACTTTTCTGGCTTTTTCTGGATTTTTACCGGCACTTATGACATCACCTATTTGTTCAAAAAAAGCTTTTCGAACATTGGAAGGGCCTTTTTCAAAGCACATCTCCTTCCAACCACTTTCTTTTCTAGAAGCAAATCTAACTTTTAGTAGTCTCTTAAGTTCTAACATATTTAGTTACCAAGCCTTCGTGAATCAACTCATCGAGAGCATCTGATTTAGCATCTCTAAGGATTATTACTGACTCATAACGAGGAACTAAGTGTAGAATAGCAGGATCAAAAATTAATCTTGAGACAATATAGCGAGAGGCCAAAGCCTTCTTTACAATGTCACCACCGGACTCTGATTGAATGGGCCATTTTAGTCTAGAAGAAGTCCATTTCCCATTTCCCTCTTCTGCCACTCCTGCCTTGTTACAAACAAGAGAAGTATCGAACATGAAAAGCTCCCCATCCAAATATGATTGAATTGCCAAGGGGGATAAATTGGATAGATTGTTGATATCGGCTAATGCCGGAGTCTTACCTAAGGGGGAAATTCTATAAGAGCTAGTCCCACGCTGCATTTCTCCCACAATTTTAGCGTTCTTGATAAGAGCCAAATCCAGATTATACTTCTTTTCTGATTCTTCCACTCCAGGCTTGTATTTTGCCTTTTTAGCTAATGGGGATTCTTCTAAAGAGGGGTAACTAGATTCAATAGGTTTTAAATCTTCCTGCATTTTATCTAGATCAAAGGAGAGACTGCCAGTCTGTAGGTTCAAAGCGATCTGTGTGACTAAATTGAAATCCTTGAGAATAGTGGAAAGCACGGCGGCTACTCTCTTACGATCATTGGGCAAAATAGATCCTGAATTCATGCCAGCAGCAACTAGGGCCTCATCCACAAGTTTTGTTACAAACATCTTGGCTCTAGTGGTGCGATCAAGATCAATAAAGACCTTCTCTTTAAACCACTTCACCATACTTTCTTCATCTTTCCAGACCTCTTCAATTAGCTTGGATAGAACAGCAGCCGCAGTAGTATAGATTTCCATTAGTATCTCCCAAGAGCGAATTGTAGTTGTAGATTTAACTTTTCATGACAAATTTCTACTTCATGAGGTAAAATATGCCAACGAAATCTTTGGGCTAACTTACTCAGAGTATCTGTAGCAAGATAGGCATGAACTTCATCTTCTATCACACTAGGACCATAACACCCCCAGCTTAAAAGCCTATTATGCACTGAACTACGATATTCTTCTGGTAACTGTGCAATAATAGCTTGTTGATTAGCCTTGTAGCTCTCGTTTAAATACCATAGAGCATGGGCTAATTCATGGTCTCCGGCCTTCCACGATGCCTTTTTAGCGGCATTATCGGCTGATCCAATAAGATAGTAACGTCCAGGCAATTTAAGGCTCTTTAGATGCTCATAAACCTTCAATTCAGCGGAGGTGATAGATGGAAATTTATCATAAAATCCATCAACATAATGACCTGGAATATTAAAGCCAGTGAAAGACCAATAAGGGTTAGCTCTGCCTCCATGAGTAGAGGGGAATGATCTCATATACTTTTTAAGACGAGAAGTGGTAAATATAGTGTCTTGAAATTTAGGGGATTCCGCATACTCTTGAGGGCGTACCAAAGCTTTTCCTAATTGTGTAAATGAATCAAAATCCAAGTGAACCAATCCAGGAACTGGCTGAGTAGAAGTAAAACTCATAGTCCCTCTTGGTGAAGTAGAACTTTCAGATCCTCGATCATACTATCTAGATCCCCCCATACTGTGACACCCTTACGGCCACAGCAGATATCCACATTGCCCTTACGATAGAAACCTTCAGGACAGCACACCATGATATCATTGTTGATATGCATACCTAGTTCAAGAAAAGTGATGGGTGCTTTGCTATCCTTAGTGAATACCACCAGGACTAAATCGCTGGCTTCAAGTCCATCTTGTTCCCAATTAACTTGTTCAGAGAACTGAGGATCAGATTTCTCCTGCTTCCATGAAGAATCCCAGTCATCTCTACGGGGATTTAAGATCAAGACCTCAAAATCTTTAAGGGCTTCAGATACCTTGACTTGCCAATCCTCAGCCGAACCCATATCAATCGCACCAGCTAGAAAGATAGTGAATTTGTCTTTAGTATATTTTCCTGGTGCTTTAACAATATCAGCCATTAAATTCTCCAAGCTGCTCGTTTAACAAGAGCTTCGTAAGTAGTAGCCTCTTCATCAATAGCTTGGTTTAGCAGCAACTCTAGTGCTTTAACAGCCAATGGCCCCTGGCCGGAGGCAACACAACTATCTAGAATACGAAGAATTTGAAGAGCAGATGGCTCATCATTCCAGTTCTTTTTGATGTCTTCTTTGATACTGGGATCTAACTGGTTATCGGGGCATTCTAGCATTATAGCTTTCATAGTTTGCATTTAATACTCGCACAATTCTTTGATCAAGGAAGCCAAGATAGGCTCATCTTTGCATAATGATTCAATTACGACAATTGGATCATCGCTAATAATCTCATCCACAGATTCGTTCATATCACTAAAAAATTTTCGAACTTCAGAATTGTCTTTTGATTTTTCAATCACTTTATCCTCAGTTCTAAATGCTTGAGCAATTGGTAAACAGGGCACCTCTACTTCTTTAATACGGGCTTTTTCAGCAGTAAATGTAAGAATTGAAGTTACAATTTTTCGCTCTGTCTCATCACTAGACAGAGCGGCTCTAGCTAATGAACCAAGATTAATATGTGTAACATTTCCAACTGTAGCTGTCTCAGTTCTAGTATGGTCATGTCCCCATAGCAATAGGTCGAAGTCTATGTCTTTCAATTGATTGTATCCAACGGTCCATTCTCCAAAACGTTCCCTTGAGTCCCCAGGAACTCCTGAAGCATGGACAATACCTAGTCTATAATCCACATCAGGATGCCTATCGCCTGAGTTCAAGAGAGCAGCCATAGTCTCCACTCCTCCTGCGTAATCAAATGTCTCTACACTGACCTTTACACTTTCATCCTCATTGGTAAAAATAACAGGCTCGTGATTAAGGAGATGACATACTCCGGCCTCAATCAAGACGCCGAGAGGCTGGCTAGGAATTGTGTCCATCCTATCAAACTGGATGTCATGGTTACCCGCAGCAGAGTAAATTTTGCCAGTTGGGTAGGACCCAAACATACGAATGGTCTCATTAATCATATTTAGGCTATTAGCCTTAGAATGACTACCTTTGATATGGAATATATCCCCACCACATAGGCACACACCATTTACTTTTTCAGTAAGTTCTCTTACAAAATCTAGCTTCCTGAATATTTGACTACGATAAGCATCAGATCGTCTACCGGGAGCAACCGCAGACAAATGAATATCAGTAATCCATGTGAAAACTACACTAGAATTAGGTAGTTTTATAACCCTGTAATTCATTTGATTCCTGTTCAGTTGTTAGAAATTTTGCAAATTTTTCATCTTCTTCGTTAATATGAACTTGTAGCAAATTTTTTAATTCGGATAAATCTTGGCAAAACACAGGAGTTGAGGATGACAGGATCTTTCCAAAATAGTCTTGAATACCCTCATGGATAGCCTCATGTTCTTTGGCCTCTGGGAAACCACAAATTCGCATGTAGGATTCCTCATCCTCGAAATTGGTGGTTAAATGGGCCACAAAATCTGACATAGCCTTAGCTCTGCTAGCTTCGCACATAGGCAAAGTATCAAGTAAACCCATCATAGCCTTATGCTCTGCATTAAGGTCAGTTAGCATCTTCATTCTGATCTGCATGTTTTTTCTCCAGGGCTTTTGTGGCAGAAGCAATAAGTTTATCGGCCCCCTTATATGTTTCTTCTAAAATTGAAGATCCCATTTTGTTTAAGAGGTATCTTAATTGTGCCACGGTTTTTAAGAACTCTTCTTCGGTTACTAGATTCTTTTTATCAAAATGAATCTCTACTTCAGCGGAGTCACACAAAGCTTCATCGGAGGAAGTGGAGAAATTAATATCACGCTTCCCGCGCCTGAAGTTAACTACAAGTTTAGTCGCCATTTAGATTCATATAGGAGGCTACAACAGTTAGCTGCCCCTTAAGAAAATTAGAGTCTTTAGCTAGAAGTAGTAGCCAAGGCACAGATGGAACGGATTCAATTTCTAGCTCTGGAGCCCCTACTGTCCACCATTCTAATTCTTCATCAGTGGTAGTACGAGCGGATTTAAACGCAGATTGACTTATCAGAGAAAAGCAATGAACAACAAAATCTTCACTACCTAGAATTCCAAGGGGTCTCCAACCATCTTCAGAAACAAAGACACCCGCCTCTTCAACAAACTCTCTGGACATAGCTTGAACAGGGGTTTCCCCCTCTTCAATTTTTCCACCAATACCATTGAGTAATCCTGATTGCCATTCAGGGTGATTCTTTCTAATGAGTAACACAGAATTCATGGTCTCATTAAATACAAATCCAACAACATACTCGTTCATCGTAGAGCCTCCAATTTTGTGAATAAGCTCTCTACTTCAGAGAGCCCTTCTGATAATTTATTCTTTTTACTCTCTAGTTCGGCTAAGAGCTTCTTTGATAATTCGTTTAGCTCTTCTTCAGACATAGTGGCAACATCATAACCCTCACCTTTGAGGCTATCGAGTATTTCTGTTACTTTATGTTCTTCTACAGCAAGAAGTTTTTTAAATTCATCTTGCTTTTTAGTGAGAGTTAGGACCTTTTTATTGAGGTCAGCGATTTCTTCATTGATGCCCATGTTTTTCTCCTGTGTTGAAATAGTGACCGCAATTAGGACATTGGACACCATCGTTTTGTAACTCGACTAAACGGTCAGTCAATAGCTGATACTCACTATTGAACTCAGATATCTTAATTTTCAAATTTTTCTGGGACTCCATAGATTCAAGGTAATTAGTTACCATAGTTAACAAGGTCTTGATGCCTTGAAGTTTTTCTATATTTTGAATCCATTTATCACTATTAACTTTAGTTATTGCTCTAAAAGATTTGGCTTTATTGACTGATGTAGTATACTTATTAACTTTTGGAATTAACTCCATTAATTTAATAATACTAGCTGTACGAGGAATTTCAATAGAGGCCCCATTTAGGTAGTTATTTCTAGAATTGGCTGATCTTATGTAATTTCTAATAAGTCTGGCATGATATAAAGCACTCTCTAGTTCATCAAGAGATGGGATAGGTCGCTTGATTCCGCTAAGAGCCCCCACTTTACGTTTAACAAGAGCAAGATGCTCTAAACTATTTAGAGTGGCTTCTAAAGTATCACACTGTTCTGATAGGGCCTCTAGGGGCTTTGTGGCTTCATCAAATTCCGTTACTAATGAGGCTAACAATGCTCTTTTAAGTTCAGATTCTTGAATATCTGTGGCTATATATTTAGCAGTAGAAGTGAGTTCTGCATTCTTCAAAGAGGCTTGCTTCTTACCGGAGTTCAATTTCTCAGTAGAAGAGAATAAACCGAAGATTGCGTTAAGCTCATTGGGGCTTAGTTCCAACATGAATTGTTGACCAAATTGGCCAGCAAAAATAGGGTCCAATTTTACCCCGCCTATATCCACAGAGCCACACTTAAGATCCTCCATAGCAGGAGGAATTCCGCCAGCTAATTTAGAAAATTCAGCATCTCCAATAGTGTAATTAGTGGTCTTAGCGTTTCTGGATAGGGCTATAACTTCACCTTCTTCTGGTTCCAGGGTTATATTAACCTCTTTCTCCCCATAGGTGATATGATTAGCTCCTACTTCATTCCTTAGAATCCCTCTAAGAGAACGTAGAATGGCCGACTTTCCACGATCCGAAGGCCCCACAATAACTGTGAAACCTTTAACGGATAGATGGAAACTCTTCCAAGACTGGAAATGTCTACCAGATAGCTTAAATGACTTTCCCAGCATTAATTGCTCCAAGTGTTTGGAAGTTTGAGCAAACTGGGGTTAGCCTCAAGCTTTTTGAATTCTTCGTACCTATCTACCAGATGAGCAAGAGGCTCTAACGTTCCAATAGTCCATCTAGTATAATTCTTATCCCCAAGCATTAAGGCGTGGAGCAAACCGACAGCGGGATCTGGACCCAGATCAAATTGTATGGAGGACAGATAAATAGTTTTGGGTAGGTCCGTCCTATAAGCAGAAGCCAAGGGATTAGCCTTAGTTCTATCATTTGACAAGAAGCTATGTCCAAAAGCTAAGCAATAACCCTTGGGGAGACAGAAAAAGAATTCGTTTTCTCTTTTTGTGGAGTAAAGGGTATAAGGGATAGGTTTCTTAATTGGTGTCTTATTAGACATTCTATTAGCTTTTTCTACCCATTCGGAGTCTTCAGGGACTAAAAGATTCTGACTTCCATCTCTCACAAAACGAAAAGTTCCTGAAATTTCTCCACCAGGGCTAATAGTTTTTCTTTTGAAAATATCCAACATAACACGTTCACGAAGATCGTATATATGACCATATTGATCCACTACTTTATAAGCTTTTCCACCTTCTTCTCTAGATTCAAGATCAATAATACGAAGAATAAAACCGCCATTCAATATTGTTTTGAATGGCATCTTATTGCAAGACCAGCCTCTTGCTCTTTCATTTAATTGAATATCATCTGAATCTACAGCAAAAGAAGAACGAGCCTTAATAGTTGAGCCAAGAACAGGACTATTATATACGTCCTTTACTTGGCTATATACATTTAAATGAGAGGGATTAGGATTGCTCATCTGACTCTCTGACCATTAACATATAATTGAGTGCCAGGAATACCTTGAGTTCCTTTAGTTTCAGGATACACAATTACACCAGAGCGAAGTGGAGTAGGAACCCATTTGATTTCAGGAAGTTTAGTGCAACTAGTAATAGCGTCACTTAAAATATTAGTATCAAAAACAAATGCCGTATCTCCAATTACTAAAGTATTCTGGCCAGTTTGATCAGTAACAATAATCAACTTACCCGGAGGATCATCATTACCTACAATGTATTGCTCTACGCTGTACTGGTGTCCATTCCCCGCTGGAGCCCTTCTGATGGCCTCCTGGATATCAAAGGCGGGAAGTCTACCAGTAGAAGCCAGGATAGGCCCTACAGCCTTATCCTGGACATCTATGGTAACAGTGAGATTTTCTCCACTAGTAACAGTAAGGATATACTCACTGGCTCTTATTTTAATTCTAACACTAGACTCTAACATGAGTCCCCCTTATAGGTCATCATCGTCAAAAGCGGTGACGCGAACTACATTTTCTTCTTCTTCAACGCTTTCAGAGTCACCAGCTAAGAATTTATCATTTTGAGTAATTTCAGTTGAATAACCACCCTTATCCTCTTCAATTGCGGCGGCTACAAGAACCTTTAAACGAGCCAAAACTTCAAAATCAGGCTCGGTTACTAGATTACGAATAGCTTCATCCTGAGAGTCGTAGGTAGCAATAGGCTTGTCCTCATTACCCACAATATACTTCTTACCCTTATTTTTGATAAGGCCATAGTTACGAGCTAGCTCACGAACAGAAATCCAGTCATCTAGGCCGAACCCAGGACGAAGCCAAAGATGATACTCACGATAACCACCAGTGGTGGCCTTGTTCTTGATTATACGAACTTTAACCTTAGTGGCAACATAGTCACCCTTATTATCACCCGGTTCTAGAATAAAAGGATCTGGAGTTCCCGTAGCACTCTTGTAACCACCGGCCCTATAAGCCTTAGCTACATTAACTTCAATAGACACGGAAGGGATAAAACGAACTGAATTGCCTCCAGGCATAGTATAAGCTAGATTGGTGATAGAAGGGTATTTAACGGCTTGCATTGCTTCTTGGGTCATCTCAATTCTAGCACGAATCTGGTTAACCATGAGGAACAAGCAATCGTACTTCATAGCATAGGGCATGAGAATATCAAAGAACTTCTGCATACCTCTAGCATGTTCACCAACCTGAGCCTTCATAGCCTGACCACTCATGATGTCTTTTTCATCCACCATAGACTTCATACGAGGAATAGAATCAAATACGAATAGCTTAACTCCGGCCTTCATAAACACGATGGTTTGCTTGATAGCCTCATCCATGCTATTAGGTCTGTAGACAGCCAGAGCAGAGCGACTAGTGTCTACTCCGATGTCACGAAGATAATTACCTGTGCAAGTTCCCTCAAAATCGAAGATAACAACAGGCTCATCCTCGGACTTTTGATAAGCCTTAACGAATGAGTAGCAGAGTGTGGACTTACCGCCGTGTTCCTTACCATGAATATGATAAACACGACCACCACGAGGAAGGCCCTTTAAGCGGAGTACGTTATCAAATACGATTGAGTTAGTGGGAGTGAATCTCTCATCAACATCGCACTTTAGGACAGTTGGGCCATCCTCCCCCATGATGCTCAAAGCCTCTAGAAATGAGGACTTAACATCTTTTGAATCAAATGTTGCGTTTCTTAAAGTCTTCTTTGCCATATCTACTCCTTAGATGGTTACGGTGATTTTAGTTAGTCTTTTCTTGGGTGGGACTCGTGCATCTTTAACACTAATACTGTAAACGGTAGGAGCAAATACAAACCAATAAGCAGGATTGTAAATAATCCCCTTCTTGACCATTCTTTCATTCCTGCCTTTACCCTTTTTAACATCTGTGAAATCAAATAGAGCAGCGGAAATTTTATCCGGCACATCATCAATTTCTTTACCCATTAACATATCTGATAAATATCTGCCGAATTGGGCTAGAAGGATAGCATCACAGGCATCTGAGTCAATACCTGGGAAGTCATCGGCTGGAGCATAATCATGGGATTTTGCTATATTTTCGTGTTTGTTATTTCCTTTAGCGGTCAGACCTAAGCATGACCTCATGGTCATGGCGTTTACATGCATGACACAAATTTTAGAATAATCAGAACGATCCCTTATTTCTGACAACACCTTAGCATGGATGATTTTATTAATGGTATTTAAGTAGTCATTCCCAGGTGTTGGAGCCTCCATGACTATGATTAAGCCAGCATCCATAGCCCCGTTTTTCAGGACAGACTCAGTGATGTAATTGGCCATCATAACGGATCTAATCCAAGATGGAGCCTTTGAGTCATCAGGCTTTAAAGAGTTAATTGCAGTCCAAGTATAGGTATCTTTATTATTATCCATAATAGCTAGCCCTGTCCTACTAAGAGAGGGATCAATCCCTACAATAGTCCAGGAGATTTCATCGAATTCTGGTGGTAACTTTATTCTATCTTTTACACTTGGTTTTGGCTTTGCTACTTTGGCCATGATTACCTCAAAAAATTGAGGCTATTGGATAAACGTCATCCAATAGCCTCAGCACTATTATGGGAATTACAAATCTTGATTATCCCCATCTTCATCGCCATCGCTACCAATGGAAGAAATCAAAGCCTTCCATTCAAGCGGAGATAGTCTCTTACCAAGCTTTTTGGTCAATAGCACACCATCTTCAAACTTGGCACAAGCTGCCTTAATTTCATCGGTAAGGCCCTTCTTCTTCCAACGAGCCTCAGAGGAAGCACGGCTAAACTTGTAGCCAATGCCATTCTCACGATGGGTCATAACAATATCAAAACCAGTGACATGCTCATCTTCCTGCACTAGAGCGGAGATATCCGAGAAATTGGTCTGAGAGAGATTAACATACTTGATCTCATACTCAGTAGCTTCAACTTCCTTGGTGTACTTTCCGGTCTTGGAGTTCGCGTTAGTGTAGTGAACCACCACAGCTACGAACTGGAGGTTTGGCTTGCCCAATGACTTGCAGCAAAGTCCCTCACCCTCATCAGAAGTAGTGCAACGGAAAGTGCCCTTCTTGTCAATGTAGTGATTGTGTGCTTTCTTGGTCTTCAAGAAAGGGACGATGGCAAAACGAGAGGCTGAACCCTTCTCAGGACGAAGACGGTCTAGACCATCCCCACGATACATGAGCTTTTCATCACCAAACTCGCAGTCATCGTCATCACTAACAACAACGTCAACCTTTTTCTTGTCCTTAGAAGAGAAATCATCATCATCTTCGATAGGCTTCTTACCCTTACCCTTTTGAACTACAACTTCCTCTTCGTCTTCAAACTTCTGCGCCATTTATGGCCTCCTTGTTAGATAATACTGGTTTTTTGAACTTTAAATTTGACAACGATTGTCTAGAAAGGAATCTCTTCCTCTTCGTCATCATCAAAGGTAACTACCTTTTTCTTTGGCTTAGTTTCAGTCTTTTCTACCTTAACTTCTTCCTTTACTACTACTGGAATTTCTGCATCATCGTCATCATCAAAAGTAATCTTTTTCTTTGACAAGGGGACAAGAGTGGCTTTACCGGCTTTTACTAAAATATCTCCAGCGAAGTCATCATGAAGTGTAGTAGTTTCAGCAGGAGCATGGCTCTCAGCTACAAAAGAATCAGGTTCTTGCATGACTATTTCTTCAGCCTCTACGGGTGGTAAAGGGGTGAAATCCCCTTGATAAGCGGCCATGAATGCCTCTCTGTCTTTTACTAAATCCGTTAATTCTTCAGCCGTTATCCCGTTAATGGTGATAAATTTACCTAAATCCTCTTCGGAGACTTCTTCTGCTACTATAACAGCAGGAGAGGAGGATTCAATGATCTTATGAATGCCTTCAGGGACCTCTACTTGATCAGCCCTACGTCTTTCAACATAAGCGGGGTCTTCATCTAAATCATCAAAGCCATTATCAGGAGACTCTACAGGTTCAGAGTCCTCAGTAAAACTCCAATGTTTCTTAAGCAGAGGGAAGCTGTTATCACCAGCCGATCCTACCCCATTAAAGGGTAAATTTACAATAGATGCATTAGCTTGATCAGTGCCTAGCTTGTACTTCTCTTGAGCGATCTTCCTCATTTCTTTTAGATGAACCACCATGACCTCAACGGCGGATAAAAGTCCGTCAATATTAAGATCAGTGTCTCCAATTAGTCTAGAGAATTCAGATTCTGCCAAGGCTTTTTGAGTGGAGGCTGGAATCTTGACTCCTGCCTCTTTCAGCTTTTCTGAGATAGCGATTTGATACCATGCAGAAAAAGTTGCAAGTAGGTTGTTGCTTAAGTGGAGGGCAGATTTAAGCTTTCCCTGGAAATAGATAGCCTTCATCTGTGCTACTTCAATCTTATCCGTCACTTGCTGTAAGGCTGTAGATAGTTCTACTAGATAAGACTGTGCCCCACCTGGAGGAATAGCGGCCATCAATTCAATTCGATCAATGCCTTTAATCTCTTTGTTCAGGATATTGAAATAGTCTTCAAATTGATAAGAATTGGAATCGGTTTTGTAAGTGAGGCTAGTCTTAAGGTTTGCGATCTGGCCAAGAATAGCGGTATCTTTTAAAACCACTTCTGCTTTTAGTTCATTCAATAATTGCATTAGCTCTCCGGTGTCTCTGAATTATTACTGAGAGAAGCGAGATGTTCTCTCATCTTTTTTACACGAGCCTTTGCCTTAGTGATGGCAGCGGCAGCATCAGTCCCACTCATCTCTCCTGCTGCGTACTTAGCAATATTGAGGGATTCCCACATAGCTAAGTGCATGTCTAAACTTTGATTAACTACTTCCTCAATATTGTCGAAGCCCACACCTTCAGTTCCCTCCGGAACTTCAGCCTTCATGTTGAAAAAACGACTTTGGCCTGCACCATAACTGACATCTTTAATGTCAAGACTCAAGGTCATTCCCGTTATTGATAGACGCCTTTCGTTTCCACTCATTAACATGCTCCTTTAAATAATTAATTCTGTCATCCATCTCTGGTAGGAAGTCCAACAGTGTTACATCCACACCTGGGATTCCGTTACCTGAGGCTAATTTTACTTGAGGGGTTTTGCTTTTCACTATTAAGTCAACTGTATTAGCTCTAGTCAATTTCATAGTGGGGAGATTTAAAACTAATTGTCTAAAACTTGAAGTCATTGATGGATGTTGATCAATAAACTGTGGCCTAGATTTTACTACAATCCAGGTTGGATGACCCGCAGATTGCCTGTTACTTATTACGAATTCGTGCCACTGCGAAGCCTTCTCATAATGCAAGAAAACTGGAGCATTGATAATAAGAAGGTCTACAGAGTATAAAGCCGCCATTTGTTGGGCATTATCCCCACTGGGAACTGCATGAGACATTAGTTCTGTGGGGGATACAATCTTCCAACTCTTTTCAGGCATTTTGCGCCTTATTAGCGCGGTCCTAAGATGAGCCTGCCAAATACCATTGTCCTCACATTCAATGCATAAATTGGTACGAGCTTTAAGTGGTTCTAAGAGCTTAGTTGACTTTAAGAAATGAAAGTCCTTAAGAGGACTAGTGTACTCTTTTAATAGGGCGATACCGATACAGGTGCAGGGCTCCCTGAGATTCTCCCCTATGGCAATTGTTTTGTTGCCATGACACTTAGGACAAACTGAGGTCTCCGCCGAGAAGACTGATATAACCATTAAAACTCCCACTTAGCAAGGTCAGCCTCACTCACTGATACTCTCTTTTTCTCTTTCTTTTTACTCTCTGGTTGATCAAAGGACATTTTGTAATCAGAACCTTCTAATTCAGCCTCTTTAATCTGCTTGCCACTAATGAAATCCCCCATCTTTATATTCTTAACATGTGCCTTTAGAAGCTTTAGGAATTCAGAGTCATCATTAACCATTTCCATACCTGATGCAAGGTCCAAATCATTGGAGTCATTGAGTAGCCCTGCGGAATAGGACTCTCCCAGGATAGTCTCAAATAGCTCTCCCTTGCCCTTTAAGGTGTCAATGGCATATTCATCTATGGTTCCTTTGGCGGGGACTACATGAAGCGTACAGGCACTATGGGGGCTTGCCATTCTAACCATACGACCAACTAGCTGAATAAGCACTCCCCAACTCCAAGGAGCGTCTAGAAGAACCATGTGAGCCGCTTGCTGTAGATTAACCCCCTCAGCAGCAGCGGTATTGATAAATAGTAGGTTGTAATTAGGGTCATTCTGGAATAATTGTTTATTTATTTCACGTTGTTTCTCATTCTCGGCTCCAGTGATACGGAGGAATTTGCGATCCGTGAAATGGCCGTTCTTGGTAATGGCTTCGAAACGGTCAATCCAAGTCCTGAATTTGGTAAATACAATAACTTTCTCTCCTGCTAGATCACCTTCTAGTAAATCTAATAAAACCTCCTCTTTAGGGGATAAATTCTTAGTGTGGAACGCCTTTAAATCATGTTTTTCTAGAAGACATGGGTGGTTAGCAATCATTTGAGTGACAGCTAACATAGTCATGGCATTATCAGGATCACGCTCTTTCTCATAAAGATCCCCATGAACATCCTTTTTCACCATAGGCGGGAGAATGTATTCCCCAAGAGGGATATCGTGCAAAATAAGCTTAGATTGATACTTATCGAGGTCCACTGGATGATAAATAGTAGACAATTTTGGTAGCGGCTCTTTAACCTGAGCTTGGGATCTACCATAATAAAAGGGTCTCATTCCCTCTTTGAATTTTTTAACATTTTTATAACCCTCTAGCTGATCTTTGTAAATACCCTTACCAACATGAACTTGTCTATAGATACAGAATTCTGACCTAAATGGTTTCATGGGGCCAAAGGGACGAATGCCAATTGCTACTGCAATAGAGTAAAATTCATCTAGAGAATTTTGAATGACAGTAGCGGTCATGGCCCAAATAGCAGCAATATAAGGCTGAATTTTAAGAATCATCTTTCTATTTTGAGAGGTGGTTGATTTAAATTTTTGGCACTCATCTGTGATTAAAATGAGCCTATCCCCATATTTTTTCATTAAGGCTACTAGAGCTAATACTTCTGGAGAAGTCTCTTCTTTTTGGCCTTCGTTTACAGGATTACCATCTTGGTCAAATTCTCCCTCTATAGTCCTTCTTCGGCCCACTAGAGAGGAATATTTGCAAACTAGGACATCTGTATCACCATTAAATAGGTCCTCAATTTGTTCTAGTCTAGCTTCAGACCCCTTCTTCTTCTTATACTTATCTTGAAGTACTTCAACTTTTAAAGTGGAAAAGTTCTCATACTCACTCTGCCATTGATAGGTAGTAGATTTAGTCCCGAAGACGATCACCTTCATCCCTGGACGTTTGTGTAAATGATAGGCTGATCCTACAATTGCTGAAATGGTTTTACCTAACCCTACTGCATGACCATCAATGTAACGATGCATCTTGATCATGTGGGCTATAGATTGAGTTTGGTAATTACGAATATCAAAGGGCTTACCGGTTTTAGTTATCTTTCGAATAGTTGGGGGGATCTGAATTGGAATTGGACCCTCTTCAGGATCATGACATCTGATTCGGTACAGTAACTCAAGGGTCTTGTGAGAAAGACCCATTTTGTCTGTATAGTCTGTGATTAAAGGACAAGCCTCTTCCTCTTCAGCTATCACCGTTCATCTCCTATGAGCTATTACTGCTTCTTAGCACATTCTAGCAAGGAGGAGGTGACTGATGAAAGATTCAAGGAGGATGATCTTCCGTTTTCTTTGATTTCTAATTTCATATGATGGTCTAAAGTAAAGGCTCCAAATCTACTATCTGTGACCTCTACCATGGTCTTGTCTAAAGATTTTTTGAGTTCGATCCTATCAAACTCTATTCCGCAGACTCGAAGGTTAACAGGAACGGCCATTTCAATGGGTCCTTCCCTTTTGGGCCTCTTTAAGACCCTCAGCAGTGATTTCAAAAATGCTTTCGCCGGTTTCCAGAATGACATCTATTGTTCTCAAAAATTTTCTATTTGTTAAGCGGTGCATGACAAGTTCATCATCATACGGGAGTTTAGATTCTTTAATTCCGTTAGGGTAGAAGTCTCTTACCCTTTCCAAAATTTGGATGGCCTTTGATTCGGCGGATTGCATAATCTAACCTCATACTTATGATGCACGAAGATCCAATATTGGTCGGACTTTGTGATTATAAAGTATTAAAGTAATTACACTACCATACGTTACAATATTTCCTTAAACTGCTTGGCGTCTTAGCCCAGAATCACACTGGCTGATACGCAATCTTAACAGATTTTTGAAGTTATCTACCGGAACAACATTCCAATTGAATGTTTTCATGTCCATCATTTCCACATTACCATCTAATTGTTCAAATGACTCAGGATTAAACTTAGAATCTCGTAGTTCAATTTCACCTGAAGGAGTAAGGAAAGCTAGAAAATCTTTACCATTCTTTTTAACCATTAACATCTTAGAGTTTCCTTAAGATTACCGAATAGAGGGGGAGAGGGGAGGTCTGTGACCTCATCTTAAATATGATTTAAAAGTTGATTTAACTCACAGTTTTTTATGAAGTAAAGTGTTATTCCACCCACTACTCTTTTTTACATAATTTGGGTCAAGAAGGCCA